TCACGGTGCTGCAGGTAAAGCGTTAGTTGCTGGTTTATCAGCTACTTCAGGTGGTGCAGCTGCATCAGGTGCTAAGAAGCGTCGTATGATGGTTGCGGGCACTAAGCACGCATGTGCTTTTGCATCGCAAATCACTAAGACTGAGCCTTTACGTAATCAAACAGACTTCGGCGATATCGTTCGTGGTCTATCTGTTTACGGCCGTAAAGTTGTTAAGAGCGAAGCTCTAGTAACAGCATTAGTTGGCACTGCTTAATAAGCAACACTAACTTGAAAGAGGGGGTTTCCCCTCTTTCATAACAAATTACGGAGTAACCTATGGCAACAATAAAAGTTATTGACGTTATAAAACGCGTTGAAGACATTCTTCAAGATAGCAGTATTCGCTGGCCGCGTATAGAACTACAGAACTGGATTAATGAATCCTATCTACAAATTGTTCTAATGCGACCTGACGCAAGCTCTAAGGCTAATACTTTAACCTGTGTTGCAGGAACGCGTCAAACTTTAGCGGTAGGTTTTCCTAGCGCACTACGTCTTCTAGATGTAGTGCGTAATCTAGCTACTACGTCTGATAAAAAAGTAATTAGACAACTTAGTAGAAGCGTCTTAGACGACCAGAGACCCTCTTGGCATACTGAAACAGGAACGGTTAACATACAGAACTTTACGTTCGACCCAAGACAACCTAAAGAGTTTTTTGTGTACCCACCAGCTACTACAGCAACGAGAGTTGAGGTAGTTTATGCTGATTCCCCAGGAGCTCACGCGCTTACTGAGGCACAACTAGACCCAGGAGCAGGAACTCCTAGTACGGTAGTTATTAACTTAGATGATACTTACTTAAGTTCTATTATCGACTGGGTTCTTTACCGTTCGTACTCTAAAGACGCTGAATATGCAGCTAATGCTCAAAGAGCTACTGCACATAACGGAGCTTTTTTAGTAGGATTAAATAGTAAAACTCAAAGCGACGCTGCATCTGTCCCTATGGGGACAATCCCTACAGGGAACGTTCCTACGGGAGGGTAAATGGCAACGACCTGGGATAAGTTCTACCCACATGTGCAACCGTACGTACCCGGGTGTCCTGAGATTGTTATCGAAACACATCTTCAGGAAGCTGCATCTGAGTTTTGTGCTAAAAGTGAGGTATGGCGTTTTACTTTAGATGCTGATTTTACTAGTAAGAATACATCTGACTATGAGTTAGATGTCCCTACGGGGTCTATTTTAGAGAGTATGTTGTTCTTTTACTTAGATGGAGTTCCTATGACGCATGTATCAGAGCGACATTTTTACCCAGGTATAAATGATGACGGTTCTGCAATTAAAGGTACCCCTTTATACTTTAGTACACTAGATGATGCTAGTATACGTATGTACCCCACTCCTGAAGGTAAACATGTTTTTACCGGAGTAGGTGTGCTTAAAACTAAACTGTCTGCTACAGGTGTAGAAGACTTTATATTTGAGTCGCATGGACGTTCTATCTCTGCAGGAGCTATTGCTCGAATTGCAGGTATCCCCGGTAAAGAGTGGAGTGACCCTGATGTTTCTATGCGAAGTCAAGTTGAATTTGAACGCGCAATGTGCGCAGCTAAAGGGCGAGATACAAGGCGTATTAATATGCGCGTGTCTCCTGTTAACTTTTAGGGTAGGAGGTATATATGGCTGAGACTTTTAAATATGTTCAAGGCGACACCGGTCCGCAACTACGTCTGTCTTTCACAGATGAAGATACAGGTACTGCTACAAACTTAACAAGTGCTCTGATAAAACTTCATTTTAAGGCAGCTGGAGAGGATACGGTACTTTTTAGTAAAACTTTAACTATTCTAACCCCAGCTACTAATGGACAAGCAGTAGTTGTGTGGTCTGCTGGAGACTTAGATGTAGACGCTGGAGCTTACCAAGGTGAAATCGAAGTAGTTAGGGCCTCAGGGGTTAGAGAAACAATATACAATATACTTAAGTTTAAGGTAAGGGAAGACTTCGCATGATTTTAAAATCGGTCGTAGCACTTGCAGCTTTAGAGTCTGCAGTAAAACGACTAGGACTTTCAATTGATATAAAGGCATTGCCATTAGCAGTAGCTATTGAGTTAGGATACTTTATTATCTTTCTAGAAGCGAAAGACAACTTTGCCTTTACTGATGCTTCTATAGTTGACCTACTAAAGAATGCAAACGAAACTATTAACCTAGATGAACTTACTGATTTATACTTTAGTAAATTTGAAACAGAAATAATAGCGGCTACAGATACATTTGTAAAAGCGGTTACCTACAATAGAACATTTAATGATTTCTTTACTCTAGACGATGTAAGTCAGATTGATAAAGACTTCTACGGTAATAAAGGAAATATTTTTTCTTTTGTAGAGCTAATAGGCCTAACACACAACAAGGTTTTACCAGACAGTTGCACTGTCGGTGATGTAGTAGCTAATGTTATTTCATTCAAACGAAGCTTTACGGACCCAATTAGCTTAAACGACGTAGAGGCTCTTGACATTGGTAAGTTATCAACGGATTCATTTGTATTTGCAGATAGCCAAGCTAAATCTAATTTAAAAAGCACAACGGATATATTTAATGTAGGAGACGCTTCTTATATTGATTCTGAGCCGACTAAGACAGATAGTTTTAGTTTCTCTGATACATCCTTAGCTGCTATAACTAAACATATAACTGATGCCTTTGCTCTAGACGATGCTACACTAGTAGACAAGGACTACTACGGTTATAAAGGAAATATCTTTAGTCTTTCTGAGGTATTTAGCTTTGTAACTTCGTACAAAAGAAACTTTTCAGATACTTATGGTTTAGGAGACGTAAATAGTCTCGCGTTACATAAATATTTTAACGATTCGTTTACCGTTTTTGACGATCCTATACTGAATGGAGCTTTAGGTAGTAACGTTATAAACACTAACCTACTTAATGGTACGGCTATTCCTTACTCAGGGCCAAGTGATACTTTAATAGGGATTAATTCAAATCCATCAGAAAACTTCACATTCTCTGATGTTTCAGTTAAAATCGGAAGTAAGAGTATTGACGATACCTTTACTTTCGGTAGTGATTTGTTAGGGTTAGAAATTAGCAAAACTGTCACAGATGGATTTGCGTTAAATGATGCAGCTTTAGTAAATAAAGACTTTTATGGTACTACGGGTAACATCGTAAATATAAACGATTTGGTAACTATTACACATCGTTCAGGAAGGCTCTTAAATGGAGCTGCTTTTAATAGAACACAGATAAACTAGGAGTTTAGAAAAATGATTAACGATAATCTAGCCTTAACAGGCACATTAACTATTAAAGTTAATGACAAAGTTGTACAAGAGACTAAGAATCTTGTTGTAACAGTAGGTAAAAAATGGGTAGCTAACAGACTTAGAGACACGTCTTCTAGTGTAGCTGCAACTGCATTTGTACCAGGAACCTTTTATACTATTTTAACTTTAGGAACTACCTCAACTGCTCAATGGAATACTGCTGGTGTGCCTACGGGAACTACTGCAATTGTAGGTACTACATTTACTGCAACTACTGCAGGTGTAGGTACAGGTACTGTTAGAGCTCATACTCAGAAAGCTGAAATGTCACACATGGCTATTGGTACTGATACTAATCCTATCGGCACACACCCTGTAGTAGCTGGTAATACTACCTTAGTTACTGAGTTAGATAGAAATACACTAACTACCGACGGCGGCATTGCAACTAGTACTGCTATTAAGTACGAATGTACTTGGGCTGCAACAGATGGTACTGGTGCAATTACTGAGGCAGGTATCTTTAACGCATCTACAGCTGGTGACATGTTTGCCCGTACTAAGTTTGCAGTAGTAAATAAAGGCGCAGATGACACTATGTCTATTACTTGGACTATTACGGTAAGCTAGGGTTATGGCAGTTAAGTTTAGTAACAATGCTTCTACTACTTTAAATGGAGCAATAACGGCGGCAACTACAGCAATTGTAGTTGCCGACACTTCAGAGTTTCCAACTTTAGGTAGCGGAGACTATACGTACTTAACTATAGCTAATGCAGCTGGTTCTAAAATAGAGATTATTAAAGTAACAGCTATTAACACGAGTACCGATACACTAACTGTAGAAGGCTCAGGTCCTACCCCTAGTGGGAGAGGACAAGATGGTACTACTGCAGCTATTTTTAGTAGTGGTGATATTTGTGAGTTACGCATGACTGCTGCATTATTAAATGATGCTGCTAGTCGTAATGATGACCCATCTGGAACAGCAGTAGCTATGGCAATTGCTTTAGGTTAGTAAACCAACATAATTATAGGAGAACAATGTGCCAAATAAATTCATAAATAGAGGAGTAGCAGTAGCAACAACAGCTACTGAGTTATATTCATGCCCTCTTTCTACTGAAGGTATTATTCATGCTTTATATATTTCAAATATAGATGGTACAAGTAGTGCGACTGTAGATATTGAGGTATCGGTAGATGGAACGGGTGGAACTTTTTACTATGTAGCTAAGACAGTACCAGTGCCAGCAGATTCTACATTGATATTAGATAAACCATTAAACTTAGAGGCTTCTGATAAGATTAGATTAACTGCAAGCGCTACGGGAGATTTACAGGCCTTTGCTAGTATCTTGGAGATTACATAATGCCTTATTTAGGAAACAATATGTTGGGAGCACAACAGGCTGCTGACGAGGGTAACAAAACTTTATCAGGTTTGTTTGAACACTTACATACAATAAGTAACGATTACGCAATTTCTGATTTATCTAATGCGGTATCTGGTGGACCAGTTACAATAGCTACTGGAGTAGCAGTTACAGTTCCTACAGGGTCAACTTGGACAATCGTTTAGGAGAATTATATGGCAAAAGTTAAGATTC